GGAAGAACCAGAAGATGAAGAACCTAATACAGACGTATGAGAACGTAATATCCGAGTCGTTATCAAAACAACTCATTGCCATGTTTGAACGATTTCCCCAACACCATGAGGAAGTCGTTCTTGATGGTCATCGTTCTTTCAAACAAGTGACATTACAGTTACACGACCAGTGGTTTCCATTTGAAGAAAAGTTACAGGAGATTTTCAACGGTTATATCAAAAGGTATATGAACGATTGTGACATTACACCTATGATGTTTCCGCCTGCATATGCGTTTGAAATGTTTAGATTGAAAAGATACTTACCTAATGATGTTGATGAATTTGCAAATCACGTTGACGTAGGTAACTATGATAGTGCAAGAAGATTTTTGGTTTTCTTCTTATATCTAGATGATAATGAGGGTGGACATACAGAGTTTCCACAATTTAACATTTCAGTACAACCAAAGACTGGCAGAATGTTAATGTTCCCCCCAATGTGGACACACCTACACGCTGGACGCAAACCGATTGATAAACCAAAATATATTATAGGGAGTTATCTACATTATGTCTGATATGAGTGAGTATTACAAGTTTGTAGAGAACGAATCTAAGACATGGACAGGTATAGGACTTACAGAAAAAGCTGGTATGTGGCAGGGTGTCGTATACGAGTATGGTAAAGTTTCTATAATAGAAGACGAAAAAAAAGAAAATGCCTCTTTACAATTTGAGTGGACTATGTTAGACTCTAATGGACTAGGTAAAGAATGCTTTGGTGATGATTTCTTTAATCTCATTGGAGACATTCTAGCACATTTAATTGAACAAAATATAGATGAGGGCCACTTTACAGATGCAAGCGATGACGATAGAAAAGACAATATTCAGTAACCTCATTTTTAATGAATCGTATGCCCGTAGGGTATTACCATTTATTAAGAGTGAATACTTTCAAGAAAAAACTGACCGTATACTCTTTGAAGAGATTTACAACTTCATGGATAAGTATCAGGCGATGGCGACAAAGGAAACTTTGTCTATTGAACTTGATAACAGAAAAGACTTGAATGGTACTGAATTCCAGAAAGTCGTTGAGGTACTTGAATCTCTTAATGAAGCTGAAGTTGATATGCAGTGGTTGGTGAATACCACTGAGAAGTTTTGTAAAGACAAAGCAGTATATAATGCAATCTTATCTGGTATTCAGATTATTGAAGGCAAAGACAAACAACACACTCAAGAAGCAATTCCATCTATTCTATCTGAGGCACTTGCAGTTGGATTTGACCAACATATTGGACACAACTATATTGAAGATGCAGAAGAACGATTTGAGTTCTATCACAAGAAAGAAGAGAAACTTGAATTTGACTTAGAATACTTTAACAAGATTACCAAGGGTGGACTTCCACAGAAAACTCTGAACATTGCACTTGCTGGTACTGGTGTGGGTAAATCGTTGTTTATGTGTCACATGGCAGCGTCTACATTGATGCAAGGTAAGAATGTATTATACATTACTATGGAGATGGCAGAAGAGAGAATCGCAGAACGTATCGATGCGAACCTCTTGAATGTACCGATTGACCAGTTGGAGAATCTGTCTAAGGATATGTTCACTGACAAGGTTGGTCAGATTGCCGCAAAGACTCAAGGTAAACTGATTATCAAGGAGTATCCTACAGGTGCGGCAAACACCAGTCACTTTCGTGCATTGTTGAATGAACTGAAACTCAAGAAGAACTTTGTACCTGAAGTTATCTTTGTGGACTATCTGAACATCTGTGCCTCTGCACGTATGAAAGGTATGGGTGGTGCGATCAACTCTTACTCTTATATCAAGAGTATTGCGGAAGAGTTACGTGGTCTTGCGGTTGAGTTCAATGTGCCTATTATGTCTGCGACACAGACTACCCGATCTGGTTATAGTAATGATGATGTTGGTCTGGAAGATACTTCAGAATCATTTGGTCTACCCGCTACGGCAGACTTGATGTTCGCATTGATCAGTAATGAGGAACTAAACAATCTAGGTAAGATCATGGTCAAGCAGTTGAAGAACCGATACAATGATCCGACTCGACACAACCGATTCACTGTCAAGGTTGATCGTAGTAAGATGCGACTGACCGATGATGATGATGAGGAGATGATTCCTAGTGAAGACCCCGATAAGGGATGGGATGACAAACCAATCTTTGATAACAGTTCCGCTGGTCAGAGAATGAAAGCAGAGAACTTTAAAAACTTTAGGATGTGATATGGAACTACACTGGGGATGGCCCGTAGTCACTACAGTACTAATGTATGCAAGTTATATGTATGGTAGGTTGGATGGATTTGTACATGGTGAAGACGAGGGTCGAGACGAGGGGATTGATCTTGGGAGTCGTGCTACTGCGAGAGTGGTAATGCAGTATATGAGGGAGAAGTACGAGTTGCAGATCAGTGATCCTGAAATTGAAGAAGTTGTTGATGGTATAAGTATAACACACCACGAGGTAAATGATAATGAGTAAAGTAAGTCTAGTTGCACTAAGTCAACCAAGTGCAACCACTGATTGTAACACAGCGGCAGAACTGGTTGCATATACTGCACGAGTAAGTAATCCCGCTAACCAGAATAACACCAAGACTGCATCCAAACTCTTGGGTTATCTGATTAAAGAAGATCACTGGTCACCCTTTGAGATGGTTCACCTAACGATGGAGATCACTACAACTCGTGACATTGCGAGGCAGATTATTCGACATCGCTCGTTCTCATTCCAAGAGTTCTCACAGAGATATGCCGAACAAACTAACTTTGTGACTCGTGAGTGCCGACTACAGGATGAGAAGAACCGACAGAACTCGGTCTCTACTGATGATCGTGTACTCAAAGAGTGGTGGTCTATGGAACAAGCAAAGATCAAGAACGATGCAGAAAGGTCTTACAAGGCCGCACTGGAGAAAGGTATCGCCAAGGAACAGGCACGTGCATTGTTACCTGAAGGTATGACCGAGTCTGTATTGTATATGGCAGGATCATTACGCAGTTGGATTCACTACTGCGAACTGAGACGAGGTAATGGTACGCAGAAGGAACATATGATTGTGGCGGATCAGTGTTGGGATATTATCAAACAACACTTTCCACAAGTGGTTGCGGCACTAGAGAATGACTGAGATAGTAATCCGCAATAAGGACTTTCTGAAACTTCTTGACGAAACTGTTGAGAAGTTTCTTCCTCATCGTGAACTCATGACTGAGATATCTGCGAATGAGGGGAATGTTCCTGTTGGGGCGGGTGAGTACTATTGTCAACCAAAACATCTATTTGACATGATGGATGATCCTGATGCTCACGAGGGATTCCCCGAACACGCATATGGATTCCAAGTAGGACATGGTGCAAAGTCCCATCCAGAGATATTTGAACCATTGAAGATGCACACCAAGAATGAACTGGTTCGTATCTTTGGTGCAAACAATAACTCTCTGACATCCTACTATCCTCCCAATGGATATGTCGGTTGGCATACGAACTGGAATGCGTTTGGTTACCAGATGATACTCACTTGGTCTGAGTCTGGTGATGGTTACTTCTCTTATTACGACAATGAGACTAAGAGTATAGTGACCCATCATGACAGGACTGGGTGGCAAGCGAGATGGTATCGGTTTGGTCGAAAGGATGAACCTAATCATGTTTGTTGGCATACCGCATGGACAAACTGTCCTCGGTTTACCTTGGCGTTTAAGTTTCCTTACGGACAAGAGACTGAACGACATGACCAAGCATATGATGCAATCCAAGATTTGATTTACGAGATGGAAACCCCTTGACATTTTAATCTAACGATGGTATACTTACATAATGAAAAATTTAATCCCAATATTTGCACTGTGTTTATCCACAGTGGCAAGTGCAGACTCTAATCACAATAGTGCAACTCTATCAATCTATAGAGAACATACATCATTAGACTTTGAGTGTCTTGCACTAAACATCTATCACGAGGCAAGGAACGAATCCTTTGCAGGACAAGTTGCGGTTGCCGATGTAACATTGAATCGGGTGTATGACACTAGGTATCCCAATACCATATGTGAGGTTGTACACCAAGCAGTACTGAGTGCTTGGCATCTTGAACGAGGTGTAGAAATGCCTGTGAGGGATAAGTGTCAATTCTCTTGGTTCTGTGATGGTAAGTCTGACGAACCTAGAGATGGGGACAGTTGGGATACTGCCAGACAAATATCATTTAACTTTCTGACATATGGAGAGTTTCGTGGTATAACAGAAGGAGCGACTCACTACCATGCAACCTATGTCCATCCCGACTGGGCAAATGACAAAGGTATGCATATGGTGGGTAGTATAGGTGAACATATATTTTATAGGTGGAATCAATAATGAAAGGATCAACTCAAAATAACATACAGTATAAGTATGGTGAAGATAAAGCACTACGTGAATTAATGGACTACATTGATGGCACTTATGGTGAACACTACTCAAAGAATAAGTTTCAGGCGACTGAGTTTATCATTGATGGTGGTCATGGTGATGGTTTCTGTATCGGTAACATTATGAAGTACGCACAGAGATATGGAAACAAGAACGGTTACAATCGTGCAGACTTGATGAAGGTGTTACACTATGCAATCATCCAACTTCATGTGCATGATATAAATGGGAGATAGAAATGAAAGATAGGGTAGTTATTACTGGTGTGGGTTTAGTTGATAGTCTGGGCACCAGTCCAATGGAATGTTGGGATAACATGATCAGTGATGATTATGTGCCTCCAGTTGACTTTGAGACTGAGGTTGAGTCTCTCAAGGGACATAAGTGTTTTAGGTCAAAGACTCCAGAATACATAATTCCAGAGGGTATTCGCAAACCAACCTTTGCCTCATTGTCTACTGCGACTAAGAACGCACTTCATGTTGTACAACAGGCAATCGGTGACGTTGATGATAATGATGTTGCGGTTGTCTTTAGTTCGGTTGCGATCAAGTCAGAGACTATGGCGAAACCATTCCTTGACAAGATGTTAGGTGGCAAACGTTTGTCTCCCCGCAGTGGAGTACAATACCTCAAAGACTTCTCTGCTGGATTGATCAGTCAAGTATTTGATTTTCGGGGTGCGTGTGTCAGTATGGATGCTGCCTGTGCGACTGGACTATACTCCATCGACTATGGTGTTCATCTATTGGACACACATAAGTTTGTTGTTGTGGGTGGTACTGACAATCCCGCAGTCGATGATAATATGTACATCTTTAGTCAGTTGGGTGCGCTAGGAACAAAGTCCAGTCCATTCGATAAGAATCGTGATGGATTCATTATGAGTGAAGGTGCTGGTGCGTTGTTATTAGAGAAAGAGTCTGATGCAATTGCACGAGGCGCAAATATCATCGGATATATCAACTCTATATCACACCATACCGATGGTGCGCTGGGTAAACCTACTGCACCAGACCCCAACAGTACAGGATCACTTGCATCAATGAGACAGGTGACTGATGGTATCGTTGACGATATTGCATTTGTTAATGCACATGGTACATCAACTCCCTTGGGAGATGACCTTGAATATGGTGCAATTCAACAAGTCGTACCTAGTGTACCTGTAGTGAGTTTCAAGTCAAAGGTTGGACACTCTCTTGCAGCGAGTGGTATCAATGAGACCATCTATACGCTGATGTGTCTGTATAATAAAGTTATACCTAAAAACTTCAATATAGATGAATGTGAACATGAGTTTGTGTATAAATACAGAAGAGAGATACATGGTAAATATGCAGTGAAGACTTCTTTCGCCTTTGGTGGTCGATCTTCTTCTCTGGTTCTGGAAGCAAAATGTTAAAAAAACTTACGTTAACGAGCCTAATCGGTAGAAAACATACTGGACATTTGCACACAACAATTTATATGATGTGTGCAATACTCGCTGTTGTGTGGATTCCCCAACACACAATTAGCGAGATGTTACTTTTTCTTCTGATCTCATTTCCTCTTGCGGGGTATCTCATATCGGGATTTCAACATAGGTATTGTTCTCATAAGTCTTGGCAACCTAGTCGCCCTGTAGAGATTCTGAGTGTATTATTAGTTACAGGTTTTGTGTTGACCCCATCTATGGGATGGGCGGGAACTCATATGAACCACCACAGATATACTGATACTGAGTTAGACCCCCACGGAAACTACCATAGTCTTTGGAAAAATCTTTTTGTTTTTAATTATCCTCCACAACTCTCAAACATTCCAAGATGGCAATTGAGGGATTGGTTATATGCAATTCAAGCAAAATATTACTGGGAGATTGTAATCCCATTCGCAGTATTGGCGTTTGTCCTTGGATTCGGACAGGCGTATATATCGTTTATTGGATTTTGTTATGTCTTTCAAGTGTCACTGAATATAGTTGGACACCCCAATCTAGAACCCACAAACAACGATTTCTTAGCCGCCGTATGGGGCGGTGAATTGTATCACAAGTTTCATCACGAAAATCCCCGCAATCCTCGCTTTGGTAAGTTTGATACTACCTACCAGTTCTTCATAAGATGGTTAAATACTAAAAAATAATACTTGACAAACCTTGTTCAGCCTTGTATAATACTTGTATTGAGAATGAGGAATGATTATGAATATTAAATATGAAGTCGGAAGCCATGTCGATGTGAACATGAGTTCTAGGCAAGGTATCATCAACACTACCTATGACAAGTTAGTATCCATTCTGGGTGAACCTACCTATACTGATATGGGTCGTGATGAGAAAGTTAACTGCGAGTGGGCAATCAAGGTAACTTACCAAGACCCCTACTCGGATGATCCAGAAGATATTGTCACCAAAGTGGCAACCATTTACAACTGGTGTACTGAGACTATACCCTATACCCTTTACGGATGGCACATCGGAGGTTTTGATCTTCAATCAGAAAATCTAGTGCATTACATTATTAACCAAGAAATTTTACCCTCGGAGTAGATTATGAATAAAGAGCAATATGAAACCTTGAAAGGAGAAATCCTCGGACTGTACATTTTAATTTTAACAACCTTTGTTTTGGATATGGTGATTGTATGAGTAGAATGGGACAATTTGTTTACGAGTGTCAAGTGATTGCAGAAGACAACTACAATGAATCAAGAGAAGTAGTTGTTGCGGAAGTTGAGAGAGCATTCGTGAAGGACAAGATGATGATACCGATGGCGATGCAGGCAGCGTTAGACCATTGGGAAGAAATACAACGAGACATGATGTCTTATTAACAAAAGGAAGCGATGAGAAATAAATGGAATAGGAGACCACAAAAACCTAAACAACAGTGGAATAAAGACGGTGGCAGGGAAGTCACCGTTAGGTATGGTGACTTTGATACTGCCATGAGAATATGGAAGAAGAAGATCAAGAAGTCTGGTATACTGGTTGACTTGAAGAAGAAGGAATACTTTGAGTCGAGAAGTGAAAAGGAAAGGAACGCCAAAAAGAAAGCGATCAGAAGATTTGAGAGGAGAAAACTCAAAGAATATAAATACTAGTTTTAGAGGTGCGTTATGAAAAAGGAAAAGAGAATAAAATCTCGTCATGGTCGGGTCTTGTTCGACAAGGACAGTCCTTTTAAACACAAGGTTGTGCCTGACAAGACAAAGTATAATCGAAAGAAGAATCCCCGAAAAGGGGATTTTTTTTGCCTTTTTAAAAGTTTATTCGTATAAATAACAGCGTATGGATATATTTACCCTAATAAAAGAATTGGGGTTTCCTATCGCATCCGCCTTAATTGGTGGTTTCTTTATGTTTCTAACACTCAAGTATATTATGGATGGCGTCATCGGACAAGTGAAGTCGTTACGTGGTATAGTGGGAAGTCTCGATAATCGTGTAAAAACTATGAATCATGACATGGTTCGTATGGATACTACCATGTGTGTTGTTCTGGGAATAAGACCAGACCTGAACAGAATTAGTAGAGCAGATGGAAAAGAAGATGCGAGGAGAGACTGACAATGATTGATCCCATAACGGCAGTAGCGACAGCAACAACTGCGTTTAATGGCATAAAGAAGATGGTAGAGGCAGGACAGAATATAGAACAAACCTTTGGACAACTTGGTAAGTGGTATGGTGCGGTTGCTGACTTCAATGAAGCAAAGAGGCAAGCAGAGAATCCACCACTATTCAAGAAACTGGTGAGTAGTATATCTGTTGAAGAAGAAGCGATGAACGCTTTTATTCAAGAGAAGAAGTTAAAAGAACAAGAGACCCAACTGAGGGAACTCTTACTCTATATGTACGGCCCAAACGCATACGCTGAGTTGACCGCAATGCGTAGAGACATAAGGGATAAGAGAGAGAAGACTGTATACGCACAGGCAAGGAGACAGAAAGCATTCCTATGGAATGTTATAGGTTGGACTGGTGTTGGTGTTCTTGGTTATTTCATCTATCTGATATTTGCATTTATTTTAACCGCAAGTCAGTAAAATGGAAATTGTCGATACAATAAAAGATTTTGGTTTTCCAATAGTCGCTGCAGTTGGTATGCTGTACATGATCTATTTCGTATGGAAAACCATAACAGAGGAAGTAGAAAAAAACCTAGATGAAACAATGACAACCCTAGTTGCGTTAATTGATCGCATTAGGATGCTTGATAATGATATTATCCGATTGCAACAGAAGTTAGATACCGCAATTGAGATGAGGAGAAAACAAGATGAAGAAGAGAATTAACGTAGGAGTATGGATAGGACTTATATTTCTGGTAAGTAATGTAAACGCAGCACCCATAGAACACAAGTTCAAGTCTCCATCGTTTAGTGGCATAAACCAATCCAGTCACTACCTTACGATTGAGAATCAAGAGACCTCTCGGAAAGACGCAATCAAACAAGAGTTGAAAGACCTTCAAGAACAACTGGAGAGGGATGCCGAGAACACGACACTCGCAAAGTTTATTCGTAACGTAGAAAGTAGAATTTACTCTACACTTTCCCGACAAATTGTCGATAGTATGTTTGGGGAGAATCCTTCTGATAGTGGGGAGTTTAACATAGAAGGAACAGGTATATCATATGTCACCGATGGTGATAGTGTGATATTAACAGTAACAGATGAGAATGGAAATGTCACGACTATTACTATTCCCCTTGGTGATTTTGGTATCTAGTTGTGCTTCGATTGGCGGAGGTCAATTCGAAATACCAACAAGAGAAGAACCAGAGATTCAGTATACTCTATTACAGGAGGAACTGATCAACGTAGGTGTGCCTGTTAGACAACCTACACTTGCGGTTTACCAGTTTACAGACCAGACAGGGCAGAAGAGACAGAACAGTGCGGGTGGGACTTCCTTTAGTTCTGCGGTGACTCAGGCACCAGATGTGTACTTGATTAGAGCGTTGACTCGTGCGGGTAATGGAAAATTCTTTAGAGTTGTAGACCGTCAAATTCTCGACCATCTGACGAGAGAACGACAGTTAATACGTCAAACTCGTCAATCTTACGAGGGAGATGCGTCAAAACAACTCCCAGCACTGTATTTTGCTGGTATGATAATTGCAGGAGGTATAGTAGGATACGATACTTCCGTTGACACTGGAGGTGCGGGTGCAAGATATCTTGGCATCGGTACTTCTCGTGAATTTAGTATAGACACAGTTACAATCAATATACGATTGGTGTCAGTTGCTACAGGTGAGGTATTGTTGGATGTTATATCCTCCAAGACCATACTCTCCACAGGAACAAGTGGAGATGTGTTTAGATTTATAGAACAGGGTACAGAACTGATTGAAATAGAATCAGGAGTTACCCAAAACGAGTCTGTCTCTATTGCGACCCAACGTGCGATAGAAGCAGGTGTTCTAGAACTTATCTTGAGAGGAACTCAACGAGGGTTTTGGAAAATTAACGGAGAAAATAAATGAACGCAAAACAAAAACTAACTTTTGTTATGATGTTCTTAGTAGGAAGTGCATATGCAGATAACGAAATCTACATCGACCAAGTCGGTGATAGTTCTGTTATCGAAATCGTACAAGACGGTTCAGGAAACAAGGTGGGAGGTTCTGCTTCCGATGACACCAAGTTTCTACTGGATGGTGACAGCATGGATTTCAATGTCAACTTCAGTGGAGGGTCTAATAATCTGATTGGTTCGATTATCGGTACTTCTACAGTGGATATTGATGTCAGTGGTTCAAGTAATGATTTGTTCTTTGATGTAGACAAGGACAATGCATATGGCGCAACCAATGGAGACTTTGTGATTGATATCACTGGTGGTAACAATGAACTAGACTTGGATGTCGGTTCTCTGGACACTGCTAATGATCTAGACTTTGACATGATAGTCGATGGTGACTTTAACACGGCAGACATAAACATTGATGCCTCATCTTTGACGTTTAACATGGATATGGCAGGAGACAATAACAACCTACTATATAATGCAAGTGGATATGATGGACACGAGTTCGTCTTGACTGGACTTGGAAGTTACTGGGATATTGAAGTTAATCAGGAATCTACTCTACAGACAGATTCATTGGAGATAGAATATGATGGTTCGGGAACAAGTACAACAGATTCTACTATTTGTATTACTCAGTCTGACTCTGGTAGTTCCACAGGTTGCCAGTAGTGATGTAGGTGCGGTTGATCGTGCAGTCGGGTGGAGACAAATTGTACGAGAAGAGGAGAATATAGAACCAAAAAGTGGTCATGAAATAATATCTAGAGACGACCTTCGTACAGGTGAGGGGCGTCTTCAGGTGAGATTTGTTGACGATTCTAAGTTACGTATGACCGAACACACTCGCATTGTAATTGACAATGTGGTGTTTGATGATGACCCAAGTAAGTCAGATTTGGCGATGACGTTTGCACAGGGTACTGCGAGGTTTATATCTGGACAATTAGGAAAGGTTGATCGTGAGAACATTCGACTGAAAACCCCTACCGCATCTATCGGTATTCGTGGGACAGACTTCACGGTCACAGTTGATGAGTTCGGACAAACCCTCGTAGTACTCTTGCCCGATGTCAATGGTGTATCGTCTGGTGAGATTATTGTTTCAACAATGACAGGTGAGGTGGTCTTGAATAAACCATTCGAGGCAACTCGTACAGTGGTACAGGAGAGTCCACCATCATCACCCGCTATCCTAGACTTGACTCTGGATATGCTCAATAACATTATGATCATCAACCCTCCCAAGAAGAAACAAACCCAAGAAGAGTTCATGGTCAGTATTGACCCCGACAAGAACATCAATCCCCTTGATGTAGACTTTCTGGATGAGGACTTACTTACAGATGAAGAACTAGAGCGTGACCTTCTGGAGTACAACGAACTGGACATCAACTTTCTGGATGTCGATCTACTGGAGGACTTACTGGATTCCTTTGACTCTCTGGGTGAAGAGATGTTACAGGAGAGGCAGAGTACAGGTGAGGTGGACATACAGGGAACAGAAGAGGGATTCGACACGGTTACTCAGGTTGCAACCATTGTGGATGGAGACAAGGTTTTGGTCAATCGTGAGGTCAATGATATTGCTCGTATATCGGTTGACAAGAGTGCATCCACCACCATCAATCTAGAACAGGATGGAAAGGAACTAGACCCAATCAAAATTAATGGAGTTGGAACAGAGATTAGAATAGTCCAATAGACTAAATAGTATAATGAAAACATGGCATTGTCTCATTACACTGGCGATTCTAATTGGTGTTAGGTTACTCGACCCATTCCTTCTAGAGAGTGCCAGACTCTCATTCTTTGATTCTCTACAGAGAAGTCAAGAGACATCTTTGTCTGAACAGATTGTACTGGTGGACATAGATGAGGAGACACTAGACAAGTTTGGACAATACCCCATCCCTCGTAGGATCATGGCAGACGAGATCGACAAGATTGAGAATAGTCTGATTGGTCTGAATATCTTGTTTTCAGAACCAGACAGATTCGGAGGAGACGAATACTTTGCAGACATCCTATCATGGAAACAAGCAGTCGTTGCCATTGCTCCATCCAATCGAACCAACACAGATTACAGACCACCTCGCATCGGTACTGCCACATTCGGTGACAGAGATGCCGAGGACTTCCGACCAGAACTAGAGGGTATGCTTTTTGCCCAACCCATCATACACAAGTCATCCTTTGGTTACGGAACAATATCATCGGCCCAGGATGTTGATGGTATCATTCGTAGACAACCCCTACTAGAGAACTTTGACGGTAGACTTTATCCCGCATTTGCGTTAGACATACTGAGAGTTGCCGCAGGGGATTCTTCCTACCAGATATCCACAGACGAGTATGGTATTCAGTTTGTTCGTATACCCAAGTTCAAACCAGTCACCACAGATGCAGTCGGTAACGTTCCGATTGCATTCTGGAATGAGTTCAAGAGATATTCCTTCACAGAGATAGACCAGATACCGGCGGGAAGCATTGCGATACTGGGTGGAACATTCAAAGGGACATCTGTCGTATCAACTCCTGTCGGTGCGATGTATCCGCACGACATTCAGGCAAACCTGTTGAAGACGATGATTGACGGTGTGACTATCACACGAATGCCAGAGTTCAAGTTCTATGAACTTTTCGCAACGATTGTGGTATCACTATTGATACTATTCATGTTATCTAAACTTTCTATCGTCATTTCGGGGGTAGTTTTCCTGATTATCAGTTCAAGTTTCGTGAATGGTGCGTCACTGATATTCGATAATACCTTTATGCTCCTTGACCCTATCTTCCCTGTTATAACATTTGTTATAATCTTCGCACATGGTTCGTTTGTTCAGTTCTATACGCAGTTCAAAGCGAAGCAAATGATTAAGGGACAGTTCGGAACATACCTATCACCTGACATGGTTGACATGCTTGCTAACGACCCAAGTCTCATGAAGTTGGGTGGTGAACGCAAAGAGATGACATTTCTGTTTATGGACATCTGTGGGTTCACCCCGATATCAGAACACTACAAAAATAACGATGACCCTGAAGGGCTCGTGCATCTAATCAACGAATACCTGAATGAGATGACCAAGATTATTCAGAACAATGGTGGCACTATAGATAAGTATATGGGTGATTGTATCATGGCATTCTGGAA